AGCCGTGATTGGTGTAGTATTATATGTTATTATGGTATTTGGACTAAAAGAACAACCAGAAATGGCAGAAAATAGAAGTATTTTAATTGCAGCAGCAGCTTTAATATACATGATATTATATGGTCATGGTATGCCAACTAGAATGAACATGAATATTTAAAATTGATTAATTTATTATTTATTTTAATAGATAGATAATAATTAAAATGCAGAAAAATCATTATATTTATATGTTATACGACGCAAACAATAAAGCTAGGTATTTATCAAAAGATACTAGTATTGAATGTAAAAAAATTGGTTCTACATGTGATATGAAAACAATGATGAAACAATATATAATTATTCATCCTGATAAAGTACCAGTTGAATGTTATTATCAAATTAAGAATCCAGAAAAATATTCTTGTTATGAAATTGATAATATGATTAAAGATAAATTTAATGAATATCGGTTAAAAGGAAGTGGAAGCAGTGATTTTTATGATGTAAAATATGTTACACAAGAAGTTATTGAAACATATTTTGATAATATGGGTATTGAATGGGAAAAATTATATGAAATTATGAATGATAATGTACATACATTTACAGATGAAGATGTTGCAAATTTTACGCATGATATGATTCAACGTAATAAACTAATGAAGAATATTCTTTAAAAAATTGATTATTTTATTATTTTAATAGATAGATAATAATTAACTAAAAAGGGTAATTTTGATATAAAAATATATATGTATATATTATAAAATATAAAATGGTAATATATACTTGTTCAGTATGTTTAAAAGATTTTAAGCAAAAATCACACTATGATAGACATATTATTAAAAAAATACCATGTAATAATCCTATTAAAAAAATAGAATTAGTTCTTGATAAAGTAATTGAAAATAAAATTAATAATATATTATCAGAAAAGTATGAGACTAATAATAATAAATTTTTAGATGAAAATAATATAAATAAATTATCAGAAAAATATGAAACCAATATTAATAAATTAATAAAACAAGAAAAAGGACTAAAGAGAAACACAATTGATAAATATTATACAAAACAAAGTATTGTAAAACAATGTATTGAATTAGTTAAAAAATATATTAATGTTACAAATAATGATATAATTATTGAACCAAGTGCAGGTAATGGATCATTTATAGAAAATATAAAAATATTATCAAAAAATTATAAATTTTATGATTTAGAACCAGAACATAATGAAGTATTAAAACAAGATTTTTTAATTTTTGATTATAAAGAACTAAAAGAAAAATATACGAATATTCATATCATAGGTAATCCACCATTTGGTCGTCAAGCATCATTGGCAATAAAATTTATAAAAAAATGTTGTTTATTTTCAAATAGCATATCTTTTATCCTTCCTAAAAGTTTTAAAAAAGATAGCATGAAAAAATTTTTCGAAATACATTATCATTTAATATATGAAATAGATTTACCAGAAAATTCATTTTTAGTTAATGGTATAGAATGTGATGTTCCTTGTATTTTTCAAATATGGCAATGTAAAGAAGAAATAAGAAATGAAATAGATAAGAAAAAACCATTAAATTTTAAATTTGTTAAAAAGGATGAAAATCCAGATATTTCATTTCGAAGAGTTGGTGTTAATGCAGGAACAATAACAAAACAAATAAAAGATAAAAGTTTTCAATCACACTATTTTATTAAATTTATAAATAATAATACAGTTGATGAAAATATTGAAAAAATAAAACCAATAAAATTTAATTTTAATAATACAGTTGGACCGAAATCCATATCAAAATCGGAATTGATAGATGAATTTAATAAATTATTAATTTAAATTAAAAAAATTATATATTATTAATTTTAAATTTTTAATATGACATAATGTATCATTTAAATATCCTATTTCGAACAATTTATATATTTTATTTTTATTACTATTAATTTTAATATCATTACATACAACACATAATAATTTACTTTTATCTGTATTATTTTTATTATTTAAATATTTAAAACCTCTATTTAATTGTTGTCCTCCACCCCATAAATCTAATTGATTCATTCCAATAATTACTTTATTAGTTAATTTTTCAAGAATATACCAATCAGGTATTTCAGATGTAATATAAATTTTACATTTTTTTTCAAAACAAATTTCAAATTTTTCATTATTTAAATTTAAATTATTAATTGTATTTTTAATAATACCATTAAACTTATTACCTCTTATTACTCCTTTTGTACCTGCTGGAATTAAGTCTAAAATATAATCATCAATAATTAATTTTTTTTTATTAATTTCAATATTATGTTTTTCTAATATTATTTCTAATTTTTTTATTTCTTTTTTAACAGAAATACATTCTTTATATTCATTTATTAAGTATTTATCGGTTAATTTATGTATAGTATCATGACAAATTTCTTTACTAATTCGACTATTGATATATTCTAAATTTATAGTATTTGTTATTTTTATATTTTCTAAAGATGTTAGAATATTACTTTTATCATCTAATTTTATATTTTCTAAAGCAGTTTGAATATTATCAATATCATCTAGATTTTTATTTTTGATATTACTATTCATTATTATAATAAAAATGTAATTTATTTTTATATAATTATTAATTCAATTTTATATTTTAAAAAATTTAATAATTTAAAAATTGATTAATTTATTATTTATTTTAATAGATAGATAATAAATAATAAATGCTTAACGATATAGAGATTGAAAACTTTTTTACTGAAATTAATAATGTTTTATATATAAATAATAATTTATGGAATTTTGAAAATATGATAAATAATTTAAAAAATAAATATGCTAATTTTAGTGATATTTTAAATGAACAAATTAAAATAGATAATAGATTTATAATATTGATAAATGATGTAAATCAAATAAATTCTGGTTGGTTAAATAATCAAGATAAATTAAAAAAACAAATAATTAAATTACTAATCGATGATGGTCTGGAATTAGATTAAGTATTTAAAATATTATCATTCATTTCCTCATCTGATTCTTCATCAGGAATACCTAAAAATCTTTTTAATGATTCAGATAACATATCATTTAATTCATTCATAAAATATTCTTTATTATCATATTCAGCTAAAATAGCATTTTTTTTCTTTTTATCTAATTGAATTTTAAATTTAATTTTATTTAGGAATTCATCAATATATGATGGAAATGGAGGGTTTTTACCTAAATAATCATTTTTAATTTTTGTATATTCATCTATTAAAAATGTTGGAAAATCTGAGTCAGTTGAATATTTTCTCCAATATTTATAAAAATAAAATATCCGGTTGTTTTCAGTGATAAATGTTTCTTTTAAATAATTAAAAGTAGTATTTTGTAATAATTCATCATCTATTAGATTCTTCCAATCAATATAATATGGTTCTTTTCTATCTAATGTAAATACTACACTAATAATTTTTTTACCATTAAATTTTTCATAATTATCAGATGTTTCTTCATTTTTAACATGACTAATTAAATACGTATCAAATATACTATTCATTAAAACTTCATTAAAATTTAATGTATTAAATTGTGGTTTAATATATCCAATAATTACGATATTATCATTATAGCCAATTAATTGATATCTTTCTCTCCATAATTTAAAATTATCATTTTTCCCATTATATGTAACTGAATGATTAATTAACCAACTAATATTTAAATATGTTTCATGAAATAATAATAATGAATTTTTAATATCTTTGACTTTATCAAAATGATTATGAAGATAATCTTTCATTTTATGAACATTTTTATTTATATTTTCATTAGTATTATTAAAAGATGTTTTACATTTACAATTATCATGACCAATTAATGATGAGTCAAATGAATTATTATATACATCTACTATATTATATATATCATTTATATTTGTATCAGCTTTTGTTCCATTTTGTTTTATTTGTAACATATAATGTAATATTATACATTCAAACGGACATAAAATAGGAATATCATTTAAATTTATTAATTTATTTTTTAAATTCTTTAATTTTTGTTGTATATTTTTCATATTATCATAAATAATATTATAATATTTTGTATAATCTCTACCTTTATCAGATAAACGAATAATAGTTAATTCTTTTTGACTAATTTTAGTATTATATAATTTCCATGTATATACACAATTAATATCACAATCAGATACTTCTCGCCATTTTTCTTTAATTTGTTTTTTAAATTCATTTTTATATTTTATTTCTTTATTCATTATTTCACATTGTATATTTATAGATAATGATGCAAATCTAATTAAATGATTTCCCATATCTATTATTTTCTTTTCTTCATTAGAATCTTCTAATTGAATTATATTTGTTTTATTTATTATTGTTTTATTAAATTCATCATAAGAAGAAGTACTGTGCTTTTTAATTAAACCATTATATTTAATAGTATTTGAAATATAAAAATCAGGTTTTACTGTATATTCGGAATCAATATTATTATGTATATATTTATTAATTTTTTTAGCAATATCATCATAATTATTTTCAATACGGATATATAATCTTTCTTTCATACGAGTTAATGCTACGTGAATTAATGAATCGTATATTAAATTATCTATTTCACCACTATATACATTAATTGCACGTTCAGTTAATCCTATTACAAAAACAACATTTCTTCCATCACCTTTAGATGAATGGATTGATACAATTCTTGTAGCATCTTTTGATTCTTCTAGATCGATAGAATTTCCTTCTTCAGATTTATGAAATACAGCATATCTAATATAATCTTCAGTTTCACAGCCAATTTTATTTTTCCAATACATATCAATTGCAAGTTGTAACGCATCTACAAGTGGATTTTTTGTAACAAAAGGAGTAATAATTAAAAAATCATTTGGTATTCTATTATTTTGTTCAACTTCATTTTTAAAATCATTCATAATAATATCAACTTCATTATTAATAGCATCTTTATTGGATTCATCTGCATAAATAGTCTTACCAAATATAAATTTACATGAATTATTATCAATGATATTATTTGTTTTATATGGTTGAATAGATGGTAGATTATATTTATCAAATGGTACAATTGTGTTAATAAATTTAATTAAATCATCATTAATAAATCTTCTACATATATTTTCAGGATTGAATATAGTAGTATTTATATTTGGAAATTCATTATCATATAAATAGGTAAATGAATTAAGATTATTTGAAATACTTTGTAACTTATCACCTACAATATAAGCATCAATATACTTATTTTTCATAATTTGAATAATAGCTTGAGCATAGTTAATTTCTAAATCTTGAGCTTCATCTAAAACTAATAATATTTCTTTATTTAATTTTGGATCTATACCTGCATATTTTATTTTACCAGATTTATCAGTTTTAATATAATCATCAATAATAGAATTTACTATACTTTGAAACTTATTACATCCTGATGATTTTTTATTTCCAATTGCATTCATAAGTGAATCAATTGTAGCAATAATTAATTGACATTCTTTATTAATTTTTGTATTATAGTAAGTAATAATATATTTTTTACTTTCATCTTTTACATTAACATTTTTAATATATTTTAATTGATTATTTTTTATTTGATTATCTAATTCTGTTTTAATTACATATTTAGCAGAATGTTGTTTTGTTACAAAAATAAAATATTCATAATGTAACATATTATCTGATTCTAACATTTGAATAATACCATATGTTTTACCATTACCAGCACCTTGTTGTTTAATAAATAAATTAGTTTGTTTAGGTTCTTCATTTAACCAAATATCAGTATTATTTTTTAATGAATTAATAAAATCATTTTTACTTTTAGGATATTCAACATCAATCATATAACTTTTAATTTTTTTTGGATTTACTTTATAAATTTCATTATTAATATCAAAATATATACAATCATATTCAATAAAACTTTCATGTTTCCAATGATCAGATATAAATTCTAAATAAACTCTATTAGAATATTCTAATGTATTTACAATAATAGAATTATTACCATGAATAACCCATTTTATATTTAATTCATTAATTTTATAATCATTTTTTCTATCATTTACTTCATCTTTTGTTATTTCACTATGTTGAAATTCAACAGTATTTTTATGTTCTTTTAATAATACATCTGCACGACGATTTTTAATTTGATCTGAATTTTTACGTTTAAATTCAACTTCAGTTACCGGAAATTCTCTTTGCCAATCTTTATGCCATTTTGTCATTGGATTTCCGTTAATATCTTCATTATGTTTATGTCTAAAATGTGATTTAATTATTATACCATTTACTAATATTAATTCATGATTATTATTACATTTAATTACCATATCTTGATATAAATTTAAATTTTTAAAATATTCTTCAATATGAATTTGTTTATTATTTATAAAAGCAAATTGTGATTGATAATCACTACACAGGTTGTATTTCATTTTCTATTTAAAAATAAATAACGTTTTATCTTTAAAACAAAAGATTAAATTAATATGCCATTAATACATCAGGTGAATCCCATTCTTTTAAAGTAGGATAAATATTAGTTTTACTAGTAATATTAAACATATAACGATGTAATTTCATTAAAAGAGCATAATAATTTGGCATGTTTTTTTCAACAGTAAATCCATCTAATTCAGATTCATTTTCATATATATATAAATTTACTGCATTTTCTACTGTTGATAATGGATTAGGTCCAGTCCTAGGTTTAGGATTTTTAATTCTAGTTAGATAAATTAGATGGTAAGAAAAATTATTTCCGAATATGTATTTAAGTGCTGTACATTGCTGTACAAATATAGTAACATCATGTGTATTTACTGATTCTTTCCTGTATTTACATTGAATAAAAAACCAATAATTACCAAAACGTGCAGCTACATCAATTGTGGTAATAGATACATTCTTTTCTTTGCCAATTTTTTCAATAGCTGATTCATCATATACTTCATCAGAATATCCTAATGAATCAAAAATAAAAATTCCAAATTTAGTTCCAATCATTGAACGAATTTTAGTCAATACATCGCTCATCGCATTTTTACACTATTCATTTATAGCCATTATAGTTAAAAAATCAATTTTTAATACTTTGAAAGACTAGATAAAATTGAAATTTTAATTATTATTTATTCAAATAGATAGATAATAACTAACAAAAATGTCTTTTACACCGATGTCAAAAGAATCAATGCAAAAGCTTCAAATAAAAACAGAAGAAGAAAAAAAAGAGCAAAATAAAATTAATAATGAAATACATAAAGTAGCATATATTGATAAAATGGTATCAAATATATATAACGAAACAATTAAATATATTAAAAATAATAAAGGTAAATCATATACATATATATTTGATAATTTAGAACAGAATAAATTAGATTATTTATGCAAAAAAACAGAAAGACAAATGATTTTAAATTACTTGGATAAGCAATTTAATAAAGATCTTATAATAGAAGGAGTAAATATTAATGAGATAGTAAATAAACTTAAATTACTCTTTACCGATTCTAATATTACATTTAAAATAGTTATATACGAAAAGACTCCTTATAATTGGATAGATCTTGGTGATATTTCAAATATAATTACTCAAGATGGTATCTCAGATATAGGATTATTTCGCAAAAAATGGGGACATTATATGGATATAAGAGGAACGCATTGTGTACATACTTATACTAATAATTGTAAAAGTAGTATAAAAATATCTATTACAGTAGATTGGTCTGAAGAAAAATTAAAACCTTGTCTATTATGTGGAAAATAAAATTTGAAAACTTAAACCTTTTACTTTATTATATAAGATAAAATAAAAATGTTTTACGTAGGATATCCAGTGTCATACAAAACGGCGTGTGAAATTTTAAATGAGCCATATGTTGTAAGGTTCGAAAAAATATATGATAGTATTAAAACTCGATTAGGAGAATATGGTCTTGAATTGTGTAGTTATGAAGATGACGTATGGATTCTTGGAACAGCAATTAGAGAATTAACCTTACATACTAATAAATACATGAACTTAGATGATGTATTAGAAATTCTAAAATTTTATAAAACAAAAGTTTCAAATGGTTTAAAAATGGTAGGTGCAGATTTATCAATGTTTGATATTCAGATGACACCAGGTGAACCTATAAAAGTTTATAAACCAAAACCATTTATAATTATTAAAAGTTAGATAAAATAATATTAACTATAAATATATAAATGACATATACAAACAAAAATTTATTAAAACCAAAATCACTAAAATTTAGTAAAGTAGCATCTCTCATTAATTTAATAGTACATGGTCAAGGTATATTTGTATTTGATGTTAAAGATATTACACAAAAATGCGTATTTAAAATACATAACAATAATGAATCTAATGGATTAAAAGTTATTTTAACACCGTCTTCTGTTGAAATTATTAAAAAACCAGAAAATAAACCATTAATTGATATTAAAAGTAGGGGATTATTAGATAAAAAAGGCGTTTACTATTGGATAAGTATTGATAGTCAAAATAGAAAATTATATGCTGGTATAGGAGAAGCCAGAATGGAGAATGTTATATATAGATATTATTTTGAAATCACCGAAGAAAATAAACAATTTTTAGAAAACTTAACACACATAACCATTTCTAAAAAATCAGCAATAAATCCAATCAGATTAATTAGAGATCCTGTCACAATGAATGTACCAATGAGAATAAAAGATACAGATGAATTGACAATGACTGATATTGCATCAAATAATTATTTACCAACTGCATATTTATCTCCAGTATCAAGAAAATTATATGATTGTATTGCAGGTAAGAATTTTATATTAAATACAAAAGATTTCGCTGATTTTTCAGATGCAATAGAATACAGCATTAAAACACCGGGATTATGGTGTTATGAAAGATTAAAACAAAAAAGTACTGAATTCAATCCTGATAAACCAAATCTATTAGAAACTTATCTAAGAATTACATTAGGACAAAATAATGGTGAATCACCAGGTATACCTTACGTGATGGAAATATGGCCACCTCATCATTATTCACCCATTCACAATCATGGTGGTGCAAGTGCAGTTATTCGAGTATTACATGGAAAGATTAATGTAAATTTGTATCCATTTTTATGTGATGAAAAATATACAATTAATCCATTTGGAGTAGAAATATTTAACAAAGATGAAATAACATGGATTAGTCAAACATTAAATCAAGTGCATAAATTAGAAAACACAGACGATAATACAACATGCATTACAATACAATGTTATATGTATGAAAATGAAGACAATGTACATTATGATTACTTTGATTATATAGATGATGATGGTCATAAACAACAATACGAACCAGATTCTGATATGGATTTCATTGCTTTTAAAGAAACAATAAAAGAAGAATGGTCTAAAGTACCAGAATCAATTAAATGCGAAAACTTGAAAAAATAATATTATTATATATAATGATGATAATAAATTAAATTAAAATATTAAATGGCACTGTTTCTTGATATAGAAACAACAGGCTTTCCAACCCGTGATAACTTGCCTTGGGGCACGTATTATCCATACACTAATATTGAAAAATATGATAACGCAAGAATTGTTCAAGTGAGTATGATGTTATGTAATGATAAATTTGAGAAATTACAGTTTAAAGATTTTATAATAAAACCAGAAGGATATGTAATTGAAAATTCAGATATTCATGGTATAACAACAGAACATGCAACAGAATCAGGATTTACAATGAAATCAGGAATGAGTTATGTATATCCATTAATTAAGAAAGCATCGCATATCTTTGCACACAATAGTAATTTTGATATGAATGTATTATTAAGTGAATTATATAGAAATAATTTAATAGTATATATAGAAGAATTACAAAAGAAGACAGTTATTTGTACAATGAAATTAACAAAGATGATAGTAAAAATACCGAATAAATATGGTGATGGAATAAAAGACCCATCATTATCAGAATTGTATAAAGCAGTTATGGGAAAAGAAATTGAGAATCACCATAATGCGATATATGATGTTAGTAATTTACAAGAGATAGTAAAGAAATTATATGATACAAAAAAATTAGTATTTGAAGAAAAGATTATTTTAGGAAATTAATTATAATAGTATAATATAGAGAATGGCAACTTGTCCATCAAATGCAGTTATATCAAAACAAAATGTAGCAACAGGAACATTAACATGTTATGATACAAATGGTGCTGTTATTCAAACTATTTCTGGTAATTCTCCTGTGCCAGTAGGAGCATCATATAAATGTGGTATTGGAACTATTAATATTAAAACAGTTCTATCAACTAATGATTATCAATGTGAAAATGGTATTGGAACTCAAATATCAACTAGTAATCCATGTACTACTGGATGGGCTAAAGATTTATTTACTATAGAAAATAATGGTATTTTATCATATCAATGTAGTAATCCTACTGGTACTTCAACACCCTTTTCATGTCCAAATGGTATAACTCCAACTACAAATACTTTAACTGGTCTTATGACAAAATGTATTATACCAGCTCGACAGTCAATACCAGAACCAACATCATCATCAGATGTATCATCATCAGATGTACCGCCGACAGATACGTCATCTTCAAATATATCATCTTCAAATATATCATCATCAGATGTACCGCCGACAGATACGTCATCTTCAAATATATCATCTTCAAATATATCATCATCTAATTCAACATCATCTAATTCATCATCATCTAATTCAACATCATCTAATTCATCATCATCTAATTCACCATCATCGTCAACTCCATCAACAAATAATATTGGATTTTATATAATAATTATAGGTATTTTAATTACTATTACAGTAATTGGTGTTATTTCATATTTTGTATTTTTTAATAATCATTTGAATAAATCTATTGATATTACAAATAAAGGTGGTTATTATTATTTAAAATAAAAATATTATTTTAGGAAATTAGTAATATTAAAAATTGAAAAATTAATTATTATATATATCAATATGATAATTAAAACAAAATGCACTGGTTTATAACTAGCGTAGAAAAGAACAATAATAAGTGGATAATTCAAGGTATTCAAGAAGAGCATGGTGTTTTAGATTGTATAATAACTCGAACTAATCTACAAGATGAATTAGCACTAAATTTAGAATATAATGAAGGACGTGGTCTTTGTGTTATTTCTCATCAAGAGGTATATCGAATTGAAATAGAAATT